CTAAGCGAAACTGCGCCTGCGAAGTGTGTTCCTCGCAGGCGCGGTAGATTACGCGGGTACGCGGGCAGGCGCACATGGCGTGAGACCGTCAGGAATGCCCTGTAAGCCTTGTAAATACTTTGAGTGGCCCGGAGTGCCACTCTGAGAAAAGGGAGGCTTAGCGTTGGTTTTAAGCGATGTAAGCGGAGAGGGTATTTAATGCTCAATCGTGGCGCTTGTCTGGCCGTAATTCTTTCGCTGCTAATGTGGGCCGGTATCATCTGGATAATCCTGCGTTGGCTTGACATTCCGCAGAGTGAGTTGGTGTAAGTGATTTACATTCGTGTCTCTGGCCGTCTCTGGTCATACCCTGCCCGGTCTCTCAAAGCCTTCATGTGCACGCAGTCAAGGCGTTCACAGCGAGCGCAGCGAGCGTGCCTTGACGCGGGCATAGGATGAAGGCAGGAGACCGGGCGGAATTGCCCTACCATATTCCGCCTGCGCTAGAGTCGCCCGTATCGCCATTGGCTGTGGGTTCCTTTGGTCCCAAGGTTGTGCGATGGGCAAAGCGCAGACTGAAACTGACCCTTGACCCTTGGCAGCAATATGCGCTGTGGAGGATGCTAGAGCACGATGCAGATATGAATTTGCTAGCGCATCTAGCGTTGCTGTCCGTTGCCCGTCAGAATGGTAAGAGCGTCATTGTCCGTGCGCTGGTTGGCTGGATAATGGATGAAGGGCACAAGTGGGATACGTTTAGACAGTGGGGATTTATCCTCATGGCTGCGCACGATGCGAAGCAAGCGCGTATCCCGTATGACTTCATTAGGCGCGATTTGCTGACCTACGCTGACATTAACCTATGGGGCCACACTGCACGCAAGCAAGGCGTACAGCGGGCACGAGCGACGCAGTACACAGGACTAGAGGTTAATGGTGTGCGCGTTGACGTAGCAACGTCGCAGGCAGGCAGCGCACGCGGTATCTCTCCGGGTCTGATTTGCTTTGACGAGGTACTGACGCAGACCACATTTGCTACCTATGAAGTGCTATCGCCTGCGCAAATTGCAATCCGCAATGCGCTTATGCTGATGACTTCTACAGCAGGCTTTGCTGATAGCGTTGTGTTGCGTGCGATGCATGACAGGCTGTATCGCCAGAGCACCGGAGCAGAGCAGCATGACCCATCGTTTATGGGTCTCTGGTGGCGTGCAGATGATGACGATGTTGGGTTGGATTGGGAGCAGTTGACGAAGGCTAATCCATCTTTGCAGGGCAACCGATTGTCTCGCCAGATGATAGCCAGTGAGTATGGCATTTTGCCTCGTGGCTCATGGGTGCGTGAGCGTCTTAATCGCTGGCATGACGAACGGGTAGACGCACCGTTTAGTCTGGCTGCATGGGGAGCATGTAGACTCCCGCAACCACTGCAACCGGAGCACGTTGCTGGTGGATATGTGGTAGCATGTGACGTGCTCTCTACATGGTCAGAAGGTAGCATAATCGTTAGCGCTCTGCGCAAGGATGGTAGGGTTGGCGTAGAGGTACACAGGCAGTTGCTTGCCCGTCCTGATAAACCGCTGACCGCGCCAGACTTCACAAGGGAAGTAGCCATAATCGCTGCGAAAGTGAAGGTAGATGCTATCGTATACAGCGCATCATCTGCGCTTGCGCCTGCGTTTGAGAGGCACGCGGTAGAGTCTCGCCTGCCTTATCAAGCCATAACTGCCACTAAAAATATCATGGCGTGTGCTGACTTTGCGGAGGCTGTAACAGCGAAGCGCATTGCCCATGATGACCCTTACCTAGACTCACAGGTAGCGGTTGCGCAACGTCGCTTTATTGGCAGTGAAGGCGCATGGCGTTGGACGATTAGCAATGCTCCGATTACGGGTGTGATTGGCGCGACACTCTCCGTTGCCATTGCTGCTAAGTCTGTCGCCCCTGTGCAGGTATTTTTGTAAGTTGCTTACACTTCCCTAACGTGCTACTATTAGGTAGTGAGTAAGAAGCATCGCAACACTTCACTTACAAAGCAGGACAGAGAGGTAGCACGCACCGTAGTTTCGGAGCGTGCTATTACTGTGTCAGAGCAGGCATCGCCTGCTAGGATTGGCACTGTACTTTCTACTCTAGCAATCCCTTCTGCGGCATTCCCTCTGACCGTTGTGGAGGCAGCAGGCGTCTCCGCAGTTAGGCGTTGCGTTACGCTCATTGCTAACGCTATCGCAGGGCAGCGTTGGACAGAGTGGGAAGGCGAGCCAGCGCAGCGCTTGGCTACGGTCTCACGCATTGTCAAGAGACCCGCAGCAGTGATGACCCGTCGTGAATGGGTTTGGCGTGTTATCGCGTCAATGTCACTCACTGACATTTCATACATCTACATGGTCGGTGGTGTAGATGACGAAGGCATACCGGGTAGCCTTCTGCCACTTCCCAAGGAAGCAATCCATCCCGCAGGGTTTGTTGACCCTTGGGGCATTTTCCCACCTACGCAGTATAGCATCGCTGGTATCTCTGGCACCGTTAGTGGCGAAGCGGTCATACCCATGCGGTCTGCGTTTTGGCCCGGTGTACCACCGCACTTGCAGGGCATTCTGCAAATGGCGCGGAATTCGCTAATGTCCGCATGGGCAAGCGATGCGTATTCGTCCCGCTACTGGCAGGCAGGCGGAACGCCAGTTACGCAGATTAGCACTGAGCAGGAATTGGATAACACGCAGGCAGACTTCCTTGCTAATCGCTGGCGAGACAGGCGCAGCATGGGGCCAGATTATCCCGCTGTGCTTGGCAAAGGTGCGGAGGCTAAGCCTTGGGGAGCGGATGTATCGCAGGCACTTGCGATTGAGGCAAGGCGCGATATTGCCGCAGAAGTGGCAAACCTGTTTGGCGTGGCGTCTCACTATGTCAACGTCAATCCACCGGGCAGCAGCATGACCTATACCAATGTGCAGGATGAGGCGCTGTCGCTTGACCGCTTTACCCTGTCTGGTTTCTATGACCCGATACAAGACCTTATCTCTGACTTGCTGCCAGAGGATAGGTTTATGCTCATTGATATGACACGCCTTACCCGCGCTGCGCAGGAGTCAAGGTTTAGAGCATGGGCAATCGCTACTGGTAACAAGCCTTGGATGACGCCTGATGAGGTACGCATTGAGGAAGGCTTGCCACCAAATGAAACAATTGACAAGTTGGTAGAGGCGCAGGGCACTGGCGCGGAGACCGCAGCGGAAGGCTTGGGTAACGAAACAGTTACGGACGATGAGCCAGTGGCAGAGGAAGTGCCTGCATAATCATGCAGCAAAATATTCAGTGGCAAAAGGCTTGACAAATGGGTTAGAGTATGCATCTAACCTACCATATCTACAGTTTGGTACCGCCAAGCCACGCAAATAAAAAAGTAGGGTACTGGCATTACTTTCGGAAGTGCTGCCAGCAGCGGGCGTTTTAGGGGCACTGTGGGGCATTCACGAGGGACATTGTAAGCCACTTACACCATACAGAGGGTATGCAGTGAGCAAGACGCAGACAACCTCACTAGGGCGGATTGAGGTTAGAGACGTTGACGGACAGCCGGGTAGGTTTGAGGGAATGGCGCTGCCATACGGTGTGACAATTGACGTGTCATACGGTAAGGAGCGTTTTGTTCGTGGGGCGTTTGCGGATGCCGCTGCTGCTATCAATGCAGGCGAGCGAGTCGCATACCTCAACAGGCATGGTGTAGATGGTGGCGTGCCAGTTGGCGTTATCAATCAATTGCAGGAACGCGATACCGGACTATGGTTTTTCGGAGACTTCCTAGATGTACCCGAAACGCCACAGGCGCGTAGTCAAGTAGCGTCAGGACTCAATGGCGTTAGCGTTGAGTTTGTACCGGGCAAGCATCGTCGCAAGGCAGACGTTATTGAGCACTACGCAGGCGCAAGGCTTGCGGCAATTGCTGGCAGTTATGCGCCTGCATATAGGCAGGCGCGGGTTGCACTAAGGAGCGTGGCGCGAGCCACAGAAAGAGGCAAGATGCCTAACCTGACGGTTGCTGCGCTCACTGAAAGGCGCGACAGCATTACCTCTCAGATTGCCGCTGTGCGTGCAATCGCAGAAACGGAAGATAGAGCGCTAGAGGAAACTGAGACACGCGATATTGAGAGTCTTACCGCAAGGCTTAGCAATGTAGATGCGCTCATCACAGAGGCACGCACTGACGAGCAGAGGCGCGACGCAGAGAGGAAAAGCCTTCCCATGCGCAATGTTGACGCACCGGGCATTGTGACTCGTGCGGAAACGGTTTACGGTCCGGGTAGTGACCATTCCTACTTTGCTGACCTCATGGTAGCAAACCGGGATAGCGGAGCGTCAGAGCGTCTGCACCGACACAAGGCGCTTGTGCTTGATTTGGCGCAGAAGATTGACCGCGCAGTAGACAGCAGTGATATTGCTGGTGCGTACCCTGTGCAGAATTACCCTGACCTCTATGTGCCTGACATTGCTTACAGCGGTCCGCTGTCTGCATTCTTTGCCACCACAACCATTACTGCACCTAATCCGATTAGCATTCCTACCTTTGGTGGTGTGACTGGTGATACGGATGTGCAGACCGCAGAAAACGCTGCGCTGCCAAACGTTGACATTACCACTGGTCCCAAGGCGCTGACGCCTAAGACCATTGGTGGAGAGACCATCGTTTCGCGTCAGGCTGTGGACGGTGCCTCTCCGGGTACAGACGTTATCATCGCTAACCAGTTGCGCGAATTGCTCATGCGTGATACGGAGCGTGAGATTGCGCTTGTGCTGGAAGCGCTGCCCACATCCGGTGCCATTCCTGATACAGCGGGTGTGACGCCTGCTGCGAGTGGGCGAGACTTGCACAAGGGCATTGCAACTGTTTTGGGTCAGTACTACGCTGGTGCTAACGCTGGTGGCGCTGGTGCCCGTATGCTGCCCGCAGAAGGCGTCTTTGTGAATAGCAAGGATTGGGGCAACCTCACTGCTGGCGAGGATGCTAGCGGGCGTCCTGTGCTCGCGTACATCAATCCTGTGAATGCTCTTGGGCAACTGACGGCACCGGGTTTTCAGCGTGGCGTTATTGGTGGCGTTGTTGTTGAGCCTGCTTGGGCATTGCTCGCTGCTACCAATGAAGTTGTTGCACGTCGCAACGATGCGCGACAGTGGAAAAGCGCAATCCTTGACCTTCGCTTGATTGAGCGAGAGGGACCGCAGAGCATTGTCTTTGCAATCTGGCAGTACTTCGCCTTTGCTGTGCTGGAACCAAAGGGAGTGCGTCGCTACACCTACACCAACGTCTAGGTAAGTCACTTACAATCCGAAAGGGACACAAGCCATGACGGAAAACGTGCCCACTAATCCCGGTGTGCCTGAGCCTGTGGCAGATATTGCTGCACCGACAGAGGGACAGACGGGTATCCCGGAGGCAACAGAGGCAGAGGAAATGGCTGTCTCAGAGGAAATTCAGGAAAAGGCTGGTAGCGATACGCCTACCTCTAGCGATGTGGGCAAGCAGACTCTCACGAAAGCAGACCTTGGTTACGATGTGACTAAGGAAGGTGTGCCGCCCGACGAGGAAGCGCTTGCTACTTCGCAGCATCCTGATGACCCTTCTGCGCATGAGGAAACAGAGCGCAATCCCGGTATGGCAGGGTCAGAGAGTCAGGCATAGCAAGTGTACTCTCTGACGCCTGAGCAACTGCTAGCCTTTGTAATGGGTGCGAAAGTACCCACACAGGAGCAGACTGATTGGGCAACGATGGTCTGTAAAGCGATTGTGTCAGGAATGACACAAAGGCTTAACGGTGCTGTGATTGCCTCTCCGTCAGGCGCAGAGGATGAGTTAAACGTAGCCTTGCTGATTGGAGGCGCAGAAGCCTACAAGCGACAGGAGGCTACGTTTGCTCAGGCTGGTTACGCTGACCTAGAGGGAAACGCTATCAAGTTTGCGAGGGATTATCTGGATAGCGTCAAGCCTCTTATCAATCGCTACTCAAATGGTCCGGGTATCGCATGACCCTAAAGGATAGCAGACAGACCTTGCTGGATGCGCTGACCGCAGCAGGCGTTAATGCCTTCTACGGTATGGGTGCGTTTACTGCGCCATGCGCGAGGGTTTACCCTGCTGAGCCTTGGGTCGATTTGTCAGGATTGGCAAACGGGCGACGCACGCAGCGTTGGGAGGTATGGGTAGTTGCGGGCAGGGCAGATGCGCTTGCGACGTTTGACGAATTGGAAGCGCTTGTAAAAACCTGCAATGATGCACTTAACGGATTGCAGGGTTGGGCATATCCTGTCTGGCGCAGACCCGCTGTAACGGAAATGGGCGGAACGCGCTACTTTGCCTGTCGTGGAGTCATGGAAACCACACAAGAGGTATAGGCAATGGCAACTATCCTGTTTATGAAAACTGCACTGTTTACCCTCAAAGTGGGTGCAGGACCGCTTAAGACGTTTCAGGGAGACGCAGCGGATGTGCACGTTGAGGTAAGCGCAGGCGATAGAGTGGAGTACCCTACGCTTGACGGTGCTGTAGCGGCAAACGTTGAGCCAGAGTCATACTCGCTGGTCATGCGTTGTGGGCAGGATTACACTGCAACGGGTCTCGCTCGTTTCATGTGGGATAACGCCAACCAAGTTGCGGATGTGGTGCTGAATGCCTTTGGGCAAACTGCTGTGCCCGGTGCCGCAACGCCTGCCTGCAAGGGACAGGTTACGCTGGTCCCTGTGCAGTATGGTGGCGAGGTTGGCACCTTTGCTGAGTTTGAGGTAACGCTAGCCTTTGTCACTAAGCCAACGCTCGCTATCGCGTAATGGCTGCCTCTAACCTAAAGGTAGAGGGAATACCAGAAGTTACGCGGGCGTTTGACAAAGTTAACCACGGCATTAAAGACTTGTCAGAGGCGCATAGGGCAGAGGCAGATATGCTTTTGCCTTCTGTGCAATCTGCCACTCGCAAACTCAGTGGCGATTTGGTGGCAGGTTGGGAGACCGACGGGATAGCGACAGAGGCTAGATTTAGCAATCCCGTAGTGTATGCGCCAATACAAGAGTTTGGTTGGTCAGAGCACAATATCGAGCCTACTGGCGCAATCGCGCAAGCCTTTGAGAGTAGCCAAGATAGGACAGGGGCACTGTATGGAGACGCAATCGAGGGAATTGCCAGAGCAGCAGGGTTCGACACTAAGTAAAGTTGACCTCTCGCAGATTGCCTCTGACCATCCCGTTAACCAGCAGACTGCGGTTCTTGACCTCAATACGTTTGATGCGTCGCAGTTGACACTGCTGGAAATTCTTGATATGGCAGAGGTTGCTGGTTGTGACCCTGCGGAGTTAGGCTTGCTTATCAAGCAAGGTCAGACCTCGCAGAAGATGCTTGTGTTTTACGGTATGGCTTGGTGCATCGCTAAGCGAGCCAATCCGTTTCTGACGTTTGCGGAAGTGCGCACATGGCGTCTGGAAGTTATCGGAGAGGTAGACACAGCAAAGATTGCACGCGAGCAGAAGCGTGCTGACGCAATCGTAGGCGCTGCCATTGTAAGTAATTTACATCCTGACGATGCAGCGCAGTTGACGGTTGCGCAGTTAGGCGCGTATGGGGCACGTCGCAATCGTGCCTCTAGGCGTGCTAGGAAGGCTGGCTAATGTCTCTTGGTAGGGGCGTTGCGCTAGTAGTCTCTATCGTTGGTGACACGAAGGGACTAGAGAAAAGCCTTGGTGCCGCTGGTGGCGATGTTAAAGGCTTTGGTGGCGACGTTCTAGGTGCCGCTGCTAAGGTTACTGTTGTGGCAGGCGTTGCCCTTGCTGCTGGTGCCGCTATCGGTGCCATGACAAAGGCAGCAGCAGATGACAGGACAGAGCAGCAGAAACTAGCCAAGGCGATTGAGCAGGCTGGCGCTGCTACCTCTGACACGACAGCACAGGTAGAGGCAGCGATTGCCGCAGGGCAAGATAGGGCATTCTCAGATAGTGAGACCCGCGAAGGTCTGCAATCGCTTGTCACTGCTACCAAGGATGTTGGCACTGCTACTGCACTACTGACGCAGGCGCAGGATTTGGCGCGGTTTGCTGGCGTCGATTTGGCTACTGCATCTGACGCAGTAGCCAAGGCATATGCGGGTAATGATAAGGCGTTGCGTAGCCTTGTGCCCGGACTAGAGAAAGGCGCAACTGCGCAGGATACGCTAGCCAACGCATCTAAGGCAGCAGCGGGACAGGCAGACATTTTTGCTGCATCTGCTGACGGTATGAACGCGAAAGCGGGCGATGCGTTTAGCGAATTGTCGGAAACGATAGGCGAAGTTTTCCTACCTGTGCTAGACGCTATCCTGCCCATTGTCATTCAGATAATCAAGTTGTTTGGTCAACTGATTAAGGCTGTGCTGCCACTGCTGGTGCCAATTCTCAAACTGGTTGGTGCCGCGCTTACAGTGGTTGGCAACGTCCTGTCTGTGGTCATTGGCTGGCTTATCAAATTGATTGACTGGCTCAGCAAGGCAATTGGTATGCTTGGCGATTTTCTCGCCAAGATTAATCCATTCAGCGGCATTAAACTGCCAAGCCTGCCATTCAGTGCCAGTGCGTCTGGCATGGGTGTAAGTGGCTTACAGGCTGGCACGCAGGCTGCTAGCGGTGGTGGTGGTGGGATTACTTTTAACATCTACGGAGACCCGTCTGTGATTGAGGCACGAGTTACCAAGGCTCTGCGCGATTACAAGCGACGCAACGGCACAGAGGCAGTCTTTTCGTTGGATAGGTTCTAATGGCACTTCCTCCACTCAGGGCAATTGGCAGGGCACGAGTTGAGATTTACGGTGCCCTTGCTGGCAGTGCCAAATGGGACGAAGCGGTATGGGGACAATCCCTGTGGGCATCCTTTGGTTGGATTGACCTAACGCCACAGAGCATGGCTGTCCGGGTCTCTTGGGGAGCAGATGACCCGACAGGCGTTCTGACCATTCCTGCTGCTGGCTCATGGGTTATTAACACATATGACCCTAAGCGATTGCTTGACCCGTCTAACGGCACATCGCCTTACGCTACGTCTCTGAGACCGGGCAAACCTCTAAGGGTATCATACATTGACGCTGCGAGCCAACGCAGGATTGTTCGTCAGGGTCTCATTGATGAAATTGACTACGACCTTGACGAAAAGCGCGGTACCCTGCGTGGTACGGATATGGTACAATTGATGGTTAACGCTGTGCTGCCAGCAGCGCAGGCAGGCTTGCCAAGCACGCTGCGTGCGCGGGCAGCGGAAGTGATTAGGCGTGCTGGATTGTCCGCGCTTGTGCCCGTTGAGGCATCTGTTACACAAGGCGTTGCCAATGGTGGCTTTGAGGGTACTGGCGCTGGTTGGTCTGCTAATCCCGGTACGCTCTATATCGAGCCACATACACCCGGAAGTAGCATAGCCGGTGGAGCGTGGCACGCCAACCTTTATGTAGATACGGGCACAGCGGTTTACCCTAGCCTTTGGGGACAGTTTTTCCCTGTCGTGCCCGGTACCACTGTTACCCTGTCGCTTGCTCATATGCTGTCAGGCGCACAGATTAATTGCTGCGCACGCATCGAGTGGTATGACTCTGCGCAGTCTACGATAGGACTGTTTAGCGAGCATATTTTGAGTGACCCTGCGGGTACATGGCGTGCCTACAGTGATAGTTATGTTGTGCCAGCGGGTGCAGCGTATGGTCAGGTTAGGCTATTTTTCTACTCTGCTGCTGTTCCTGCGAGACAGTCTTATGCGCTGTGGGATAATGTAAGTCTCTTACTTCCTACAGACCCGCCAGACCCGCCTGTAGGGCCAGCAATCGCTGTAGAGGCGCCAGTGTGGACGCACATACTTACCGCGTCTCTGGATGCGTTGTATGCTGCGTGGCTTGACCGTAGCGGTACATTGCGTTTCCGCTCGTTTGGCAATCCGCAGGATGCAGGATTTCAGGCAGGAGGCGCAGACGGTATCCCAATTAAGAGCATGAAAACCTCCGGGTCATTGCAAGGTGTATACACACGCATTATCGGATATAATGCCAGTGCGCCTACAGTGCCCGTAGAGGCTACAGATGTTACCAAGCGTAGCATCTATGGAGACATTACGCTTAAGCGAGACCAGCCTGTGCCAGATGCGCGGGTATGGGTAGACTCCGTTCTAGCAGACCGCTCCGGTGCATCCTTGCAGTACTCTCCGGGTACGCTCTACCCGCAGACAGAGGCAGCACTAGAGAGCATTCTAGAATTGGGTATGATTGATATTGCCAATCTGGTAGTAGAGTCCGTTGAGCCTACTGTAGACGTTAAGGCTCGCGTGCTTGGCGGTACAGTCATTGCTGATACTGGCACAGGTTGGACAGCGGAATTGAGTACCTACATTCCTGCTAGTGAATGGGAGGAAGCAGAGCAACCAGAGCCTCCGCCCGTCATTCCTCCGCCCGGTACGATTAGCGGTGTGGTGCGCACTTACGCTTGCTCAAAGGATGCACGTCTAGCACATTCGTCATCTATTGACGCGGGCAACGGACTAGACGTGAATATCCCAATTGGGTACACAAGTCCGTATCGCAATCGCGCAGTGCTTGGCTTTGCCAATATCCCATTTGCGGGTGTGGTCTCAGTTGACAAGGCAGAATTGCTTGTGACTGTCGGTGCTGAGTCCTGCGGTGCGTTTGGCTCTGACCCAAAGGTACAGGTATCGCGCCTTACCGGGTCATTCAGCGAAGGCACCTACAACGTTAATTGTGGGTTTGGGTCATCTAACGCTGTCAAATATCCGGGTCCGTCAATCACATCATCTGGCGCTGTCACTGCGTCTATGCCAGACAATACAGGCACGCAGAAGGCGATTGACATTACAGCGATTGTGCGTGCATGGCAATCCGGGCAACCGCAGCACGGCATTATGATTAAGTCTGCTGGCGAGGATACCGGAAAATACACCACAGCGATTTATGCGCGGCATCATGGGACAGCGGGCAATCGCCCGTCCCTGCGTCTTACACTGACGGTGCAACCATGATTGAGATTATTGCAATCGCATTGGTAGTGGTTGCTGGTATTATGGCAGTAGCAGAGTTGGCGCGCACTAAATGGCAATCGCTTATTGCATGGGGATTGCTGGTGCTGGTTATCTCCCTGCTAGCGGAGAGGGTGTAAGTGACTTACAAAGAGGAAGTAGAATACATCCGCAAACTGCCAAGAGACGTTGCCATTTTCCTAGGCTTGCGCATCCTCGCGCCACGACCGGACCGCATACCATCCATAGTCAATTTGCGTACCGTTCCGCCCATAGACACTGGTGGTGCCTTCCGTCCTGACTGGCGCGAGCAAGACCCATCGAAAGACCCGAAAGAGCCATATGGCTCAGAGTCTAGCGGTACGGGCACTGACCACGGATGGAGCAATTGCACGATGGTCAGTGCTGCCTTGTGCTATGCTTATGCGGTACAGGATAAGACGGGTCCGCAGGGCGGAGATATGCGGCACAATCAGGATGACTTGTCAGGAGGTACAGACCTCTACGATGCTGATACTGCGTTTCATCGCTACGGAGACCAGAACCTAGACATTAGGACTGGTGCAGGATGGGGAGCAGTCAAAACAGCGCACAACGAAAAGCGTGCTATACTCATTCAGGGTGAAGGCAACGTGCCCGGTAGTGAGTCTTTCGATGGTTCGCACGCCTGCGTTATCGGAACAGAAACCAACAGTGATGGTGAATGGCTTTGGGGAGACCCGCTAGCGTCTGGCTGGCAATGGGTTGCGCCTAGCAAAATTGAGTCATGGGCAAAGGCGCTACACAGCAGTATCATGTTTGCTGTCACCAAGGTACAGCCTACGCCACCACCACAGCCAGTGCCACAACCGCCAACGCCTAGTCAGCCAGATTGGAGCAAAGTGGACATTAAGCAGATACAGGACGATGCCGTTTCTGCGTATCAATCTGAATTGCTCGCAGATACCTACTATTGGTCAGAGCATCCGCATGAGACGCCACCATTTCCGCTAGGCGATGTGATAGAGATTATCCCTAATCAGGGTTGGAATGTGGGCAAGTGGAACCAGACAACTTGGTACCTTGCGCCAGACTCCGCACGATGGGGCACAGCGGTTTGGGCAGGCACCACAACCGTAGGTAGCGTTTGGGCATAACTTGACAGGTACATATGCGCGGGTGTATGATTACATCCGGGTACCGGGTGTCGCTCTGGCACAGTCTCCGCCCGGTACCAACTAAATGAGTGGGTCCGTATCAGTGGCGTCCTAGTCCGCGGAGCAAAGGTGCGGACTCACTCACTTTGTAAGTGTCTTACAATCCACGGAGACGGTGCCCGGAGTGATTGTGCCAGTAATTGAGCCTTGGCACGAGATATGGGTGTGCAGGCTATGCGGCACCAAGCATAAGGTATACGGCCCTGACGCTAGGCACATTTGCCTTTGCCGCCCGTATACTATGCCCGATGCTAGGGAAACAGAGGCTGTGAGAATGGAAGCGTTTAGGCACTGGCAAAAGTCTGTTAACCGTGGATAGCGCTTATATTGCCCAAGCCAAACGCGAGGAAAAGCGCGGTGGCATTGTTGGGCCAGAGTCAGCGCTGCGAGCGTATCAGGCGTTTCATCCTGACGCAGCGATATACACTGTCACCTATCGCGGGCGTACTGTCTGGATGACCAGCAAGCAACAGCACATCTGGCATGAAGTACAGAAGTACTGGAAGCGTGGCAAGCGAGATACGCTAGCGCGTATTGCAACTATCGTCGGTTGCTCACGCGCTACGGTATCTCGCTTTTTGCGTAGGCTTGACCTCTGGCGCTTTATTGACCTAGTGACGTTGCGCGGGCGTAATGGCGGTACCTACATCTTCACACGCAAAGACCCGTATAACGAAACGCCTAGGCGCTGGACAATGAAGGCACGCGAAGCGGTCCGCAATCTGCACGCTGCCTACATCCGCAGGCGTATGCAAGAGTCGCTAGAGCCATTGCTGGCGAGGTACAGACAGCCTAGAAAGCCTGTGCCGCCATACTGGATGGATGCGGTACAAACTGGTTTCCTAACTGGTAGTACGGATGCAACTTTTATCCAACCATCGAGGGTTAGCGGAGGCGCTATTTACGGAAAGTATCACTCCCGCAAAGGCAACCGATAGTGTCGGTTGCTTAACCATACCGCAACCTTGCCTTACTTGACAGACACACAGCGCGGGTGTAAGTTACTTACATCAGATAAACAAACACAGAGAAACGGAGACAGTGCCATGACTACAGAATGTATCCCTTGCAAGATTGGTGCACCGCACAAGCGTCTTAATCCTAAGACCGGGCGTATGGTGACAATCTCTAAGGAGGAAGCACACAAGGCTAAGTAAGAGTCAGGGTTTACCCTGACAGAGACGCTAGAGACAGTGCCACTACGCAGCGCAGATGATGCGCAGCAAGTACCCACATTCACTAGCCTCTCTGCCAGCGTAAATGACTGGATAGTAGATAGGAGACGTGCCAATGCCCATGAGCAGGGACGAAAAGGTTAGGCGCTATGCCAATCATGTTGAGGCTATGACCCTCGCGCTTAGCGATGTGCGGGCAACACTCGATGCGGTCTCAGGTAGTGACCTTACGGTTGCTGAGATTGATGCTGAGATTGACAGCATGTTGGATGGTCTCAAAATTGCTAGTTACCATGTGTCGCGCATGATGGTCTTTGATACCATCCTGACACGCGACGCAGAGGCAGCAGCAGCGAAAGGGAAAACCAACTAATGCCGCGCAAGGGAGACGTGCTCGAACAGGGGCACGGACACGAGCAAGCACGCATCGTTATTGAGCGACGCGAAACTGTAGCGGTTATCGAGTCTGACCCTTACGGTACAGACCCAATCGTTGTGGTAGCGTTTACCAAAATGGGTGAAGTGCTTAACGAGCAGGCAGGCAGAGCAGACACGCCACATGGCGCACTAGAGTTTGAGTATCTAGGCGTGCGCTTTCAGGGCACGTTTGAGCATGGTACTTGACTGGAAAATGTGCGAGTGTCCCGCGCACGCTCCGTTTGTGTGCAATCGCAAGCGGAGACCCAAGCGCAGGATGTGCAGCATGTGCATTGATTACTGCCAAGGTTAACGTTTAGCAACATACTTGACAAGCACACCGAACGGGTGTAAGTTACTTACATCAGAGAAACAGAGACAGTGCCAAGCGAGCCAATCAGAGCCAGCGGCACCGTCTCCACTCTGGAAAGGGAAACGAGACTGTGACCACGGAGACCATCGAGACCACTGACGAGACCACCGATGCCGTTGCGGGCGAAGTGATTACGCCAGAGTCGCTGCTTAAAGAGAATGAGCAGATTATCAAGCGCAACTGGCAGAAGTTTGAGGAAAAGGGCCAGAACATCTATCGTGCACTGACCATCATTCACACGAATGACCTTTGGAAACTGCACAAGGATGACAAGGGCAAGCGCAAGTACACAGCGTTTGACCAGTACCTTTTCGGAGAGTTTGGTTGGACACTCTCCCGCGTTCGTGCCTTGCAGATTATCAAGGCGCAGCGTGCCAAGATGATTGAGGCAGGCGAGTTGCCCGCTAGCGCTGCTGAGCCTCGCAAGCGGACCGCGCCAGAGGTTAGCGCTGAAAAGGCTGCTAAGGTCACTGCGGACCAGTTTAAGAAGGCGCTTGACGCTTTCGGAACGCGGACCGCGAATATCGACGAGGGAGACCCGGACCGCGCAGAGATTGTGCGCATCTACAATGAGGCTTACGATGTGCTTGGTAGCATCATCGGAGACCTTAACGAAATGGTTGCCCGCATCGAAGCAACCAACGAAACCACCAACGCACCCGCTGCTACACCGGAAGTTGCAACAGCCTAGTACAATTGAGGGTAGGGCCACTTGGCTCTACCCTCTCTCAGTTGTAAGGGAGTTACAATCATGGCAGTACCCACTCCGCCCACCGCAGGCGAGCCAATCGCAGAGGCATGGGGCGATTTGGTGCACGATGCGGTAGTGGCGCAGGACATTCAGGTTGGCGTTGGCACCATCGCTGGTGGTGCCTCTAGCGGCACGCTGGCAGTGGTATTCCCTCGCCCCTTCGCCAGTGCCCCAAAGGTGTTCGTTAGCGGCACAGACGCCAATGCAGGCGCACAGCCAATGTCATGCACAAGCATTACCACCGCAGGCTTTAACGCCTACGCACGGCACCGCGCAGACTCCCCAATGTCAGCAATGGGTTTCTCGTGGCTCGCTATCGGACCGCGTGCCTAGATGACTGAGCAGACGGGCCAGAGCGTCTACACCTTTCGCCAACTGCACCGCGCTTGCGTTAGCAAGGGTCTGCACCTTCGCCTTCACCAGTTTGACGGAGGGCATACCCTTTACGTCTACGATGGTGCTACACTGCTAGCGCGGGAGACAGAGGAACACGGAGACACTATCCATGCCACAGACAAGGTTGCTAAGTGGCTCATGGAACATGGTTGGCTCACTGTCATAGAGATTGCAGATGCCAGCGCTAACGCCTGATAACGACCTTATCAGGGCACGCAACGTCACAGCGTCAGAGGTAGGCGCACTGTTGGGACCGCACCCGTACACATCGCCTACCAAGATTTATGATAGACTGATGACGCCTGCTATGGACTTGCACCAGCAGAGCGAAGCAATGGCGATAGGCGTATACCTAGAGCCATTCGTTGCGCGGTACGCGAGTCGCAAATTGGGATTGCGATTGCGTGCCTTCACTCGCTCTGTTGAGTACAAGGGACCAGTCAACCTGTGCGCAACGCCTGATTACTATGTGCTTGGGCAGCGTATGCTGGTGGAGATTAAGGTTTCATCCATCATGTATGGATGGTCAGAAGATAATCTGCATCCGCACTATGAGTGGCAGGCACGCGCACAGTTGGCGTGCACAGACAGAGACACATGCATTGTGTGCGCTCTGGTTGGTAGCACGTTCTATCATGTGCCCGTTGTAAGGGACTTACAAAAAGAGAGGATGATGCTGGATGCGGTAGACGATTTTTGGTATCAGTATGTCATGCCCGGTATCAGACCGGAGCAAGTCAATCAGACTGCGGTTACATCCGCGTCAGTCAGTAGGAGTTAGAGACTGTGGCTACATCCGGTAACATGCCTGTCTATGGGGCGACAGTTGAGGAAATTGTACCAGTTATCCCTGCGGGCATCTACCCTGCGACGTTTGAGGGTATCGAACAGGGGCACAACGATAACGGTACATATTGGCTCTGGCGCTTTAAGGCACGCAACGGTAATGAGGATGTGGAGATAACCGCTACATCCTCTCCGCGCATCACTCCGCGTACCAAGGCTGCTAAGTGGTTGCTTGGTATGGGTACGGCTGTAGAGGTTGGCAAGGACATTGATTTTGGTTCATTGGTGGGCACGCCAGTACAACTGGTTATCATCATCAATGACGCGGGATACAGTCGTATTGATAGCGTGCTTCCCTATCCGCAGGGCAAGGAAGCAAAGGCTAAGTAAATGCTAGAGGCTCACATTCGCTTTGTGGTGGATGCTGAGCCTAGAAGCCAAGGCAGCATGACTGCGGTGTATAATCGCAAGTTGGGTGTAGCGCGTGTCAGACACGCTGCTGCACCCGCTTTGGCTTTATGGCGTCAGCAGTGCAGGGAGGCTGCGCGCAACGCAGGCGCAGAGCAGTGGCTATCTGGCCCAATCGGAATGCGCATAACGTTTGGCATTAAGGCACCACTAGATGCAAGGCACGGATACCCAAAGCGTCCTGATTTGGATAAGTTGGTGCGTGCTGTGCTTGATGCTCTTACTGGCGTTTGCTATCTGGATGACTCGCAAGTGACCCGGATAGAAGCGGAGAAAAACTTTGACCCTGTGACCGTCATTGAGGTTTACCGCATTGAGAGGCAATCGCCTAAGAGTACACAAGCGCAAGCGACCATCTGGTAGAAAGATGCCTGCGGGATGGGCAAAGACAAGTAGGCTAGTCATTGCCCGCGATAACGGCATCTGTCACCTATGCGGATTGCCAGGAGCGAATAGCGCAGACCATATCGTGCCCCATGCTAAGGGAGGGTCAGACGCTATGGCTAATCTGCGTGCTGCCCATATGTCCTGCAATGAGGCTAAGGGAGGTAGCCTGCAATCGGCCCTTCCTAGGGAGAGTCGCTTTGGGTAGCATCATCCAATTTGGGGAGACCAATAGATGCCGCTGGTGTAAGGGTAAGGGGCGTACTAAGAGCGGTGGTAGGTGCCCTTCCTGTAAAGGCGCTGGATACACACAGGCTCAGCAGTGCTGGCACATATGCG